GCGGAATTCAAAGTGCTTGTAAAATTGTTTGCTCATGGTTAACCCGCCCGGAAGTCGCGAAGAATCAAGCACGGTTCGCCGGCCTCGCGGATGCGCACCACAGTGGTGGCCTCGGACAACCACGCATCCGGGTGTTCGTCCCCGTGCCCCTCGGCTGCCGCGCGGGCTTCCTTGCGTGCTGTCTTGGGCGACGCTGCGCGCACCACCATGGCCGCGTTTTCGTCGTACCCCACGGCCTCGGGGTCACGGGTCAAAAGGTAAATTTTCATATGGGGTGCTCCTATTTGGTTTCGCGGATACTAACGGGGGCTTGACCGTTCCGTCAAGCGTTAGCCGGCCGCTTCTTCGGCTGCGCGTTCCGCATCCCATCGGGCTTGACGTGCGGCCATGTCGGCTTTGCGTGCCTTGCGCTTGAGGGCTGCGGCCTCGCGCACAGCTTGGTTGCCGGCTTTGTCTGCCGTGACGGTGATTAGCCCACTGCCTAGCCGGGCCTTGCGGCCTCGGTTGCGCGCGGCTTTGTCCCCGAGTTTGTGGATAAGCTGCACGGTGTTGACGGTTAGGACAACTTCTACGGTGATGCCGTCCACAATGGTGGTGCCATTGAAAGTGAGAGTTTCGCTCTTCATGACGGCACCCGAGGGGAGTTATCAACCCACACAGCGGTGTAGGCCGCGTCCAAATTGTCCCGCAGTGACTTGGCCGCGTGCTCGCTTATGCAATCAACTTTAACAGTGAGCACGGCGCCCGATTCGTGGATGCCCGCGAAATTGACAGCATAGACCTTGCTGCCGTCTGTTAGGGTGGTTTCGACTACTAAAATTTCCATTTTCGTTTCCTCAAAATTTAGCCCATGTTGGGCATGTTGCAATACTAGACGGGTCCGTCAAGTTGGGATGCGAACCCTATCACACTTTTGCACACCCGCAAATTTTGACTTTGGGGGCCGCTTCCCAACCGCATTCCTCGGCATACACCCCCATGTCAGCCAAGCAAGCTTCAACCGTGGGGTGGGTATGTTCGTCTTCCAAACACACCGTGCTGCCTTCGTAGTGCTTGACAGCTTCGCGGCACGTGGCGGCATGCAAGGTGAACTTGTCGGATTTCTGGTTGCGGATGATGATGAAGCGCATGGGTGGGATGTTAGACCGTCCCGTCAAAGTTGTGTGTGTTACGGTTCACAGTTATGCTATGTGACGGTGGCCGGCAGGCGGGAACACAGGGAGCGTGACCCGTCCCCGGCGCCTCGCAACCGCCCACGATATCATGAAAATTTTATGCGCCGATAGGAACCACGTCACAAATGCCGCAGATTGAAGTCGATTGGAAAAACCCCAACTACCAAGCGGTGTTCGTGGAACGCGCCCGGCGCCTCGCGTGGCTGCGGGCCAATCCTGACAAGCTGCCAGCGGTCAAAAAGCACTATGCAAGCGCCCCCGGTGGCATTGCGCAGTTTATTTCCGATTGGGCCATGACCTTAGACCCCCGCGTGTCCGGCCGTGGCCGCACGCCCCTAATGCCGTTCCTGCTATTCCCCAAGCAAGTGGAGTTGGTTGACTTTGTGATAGAACGTTGGCGCAACGGTGAGCCGGGCGTCATGGTCAAGAGCCGCGACGTAGGCGCATCGTGGATTGCGTTTGCCACGGCTTGCGCGCTGTCGATTTTCAACAAGGATTTTATGGCCGGCTTCGGGTCCGCCAAAGAAGACAAGTTGGACCGTTCGGGCGATCCCGATACGCTTTTTGCCAAGGGCCGGGCGTTCATGCAGTACATACCGCCCGAGTTTCGCGCGGGGTGGACGCTCAAAAATAACAGCCAACATTTGCGCCTAACGTTCCCTGATACCGGCTCAAGCATCACGGGTGAGGCCGGCGACAACATGGGACGCGGTGGCCGTAAAGCAATCTACTTCGTGGATGAAGCGGCTTTCGTTGAACGGCCATTGTTAATTGATGGCAACTTGTCGGCCAACACTGATTGCCGCATTGACATGTCCACGGTGAATGGCACGGCAAACCCCTTCGCGCAAAAAGCCATGTCCGGCAAAATCAAGCGGTTTGATTTCACTTGGCGGGATGACCCGCGCAAAGACGAAGAATGGTATGCCAAGAAGTGCGCCGAGTTGGACAACCCCATCATTGTGGCACAGGAACTTGATTGCAGCTTCACGGCATCCGCCGAGGGTGTCATCATTCCGTCACTATGGGTGCAAGCGTGCCTTGACGCACACGTCAAGTTAGGTATCAAACCCACGGGCATCAAGCGTGGTGGCTTGGACGTGTCGGACCTTGGACGCGACAAAAACGCCTTTGTGGTGCGCCATGGCATCCTAGTGCCGCATGCTTCACAGTGGACCGGCAAGGAATCCTACATGTCCGAGACAGCGGAAAAGGCGTTCACGTTGTCGGATGATTGGGGCTTGTCTAGTTTCCTGTATGACGGCGACGGCATGGGCGCCGGCACGCGCAGCGATGTGAAACGCATTTCCGACAATCGCGCGCTGCAAAAACTGCGCCCCGTGGTTGCCACGATGTACCGAGGCAGTGGCGCCGTGCATGACCCCGAAGGCTATGTGAAGGGCACGGACCGCAAGAATGAGGATTACTACAAAAATGCCAAGGCGCAAAATTGGTTCCACGTGCGGGACCGCTGCAAGATTACCTATAATGCAGTGGTCAACGGGCTGCCCTATGACCCCAACATGATTTTGTCGATATCGTCCACGTGCCCGGAGCGGCAACGGCTTATGGCCGAACTGTCACAGCCGGTGTACAAATCAGACAACGCGGGCAAGATGTTGGTGGACAAACTGCCGGATGGGGCGCTGTCGCCCAACCTCGCGGATGCCTTGGTCATCGCTTTTAGCCTCGGGTACGAACCCATGGCAATCAGCGACGCGGCCTTGAATGCTTGGGGTCCGCAGATACGGGAGTGACGCGGGCCGGCCCCCGTGATAATCTGCCCCCAAATCGCACAGGACACCTACCCATGTTTGACCGCTTTAAACGCGCTTGGCGGGCCTTTAAGGGCACCGACGTATTGGCCCCCACCGCAGCCCCAAAGACGGGCGGCACAGGCGTAGGCATCAAGGAAAGCACCCTGCGCAAGATTCTTGACGCGCTCGTGGTGGATGACAAAAAGCCCCCGCAGGAATTCAAACTGCCGGCGCTGCCCCCCGGTGTGCGTCCCACCAAGGCGCAGGTTCCGTCCGGTGACAAACTTTTCTTGGCCATGGACAGCACCGGCCGGCCCGAGGAAATGTTGGCGTTGGATGACGGCGGCAGCTTCCAAGTGCCCGCGTTCGGTTGGCTAAATGGCTTCAATCAATTTGGTTGCTCGCTGTCATTCCCCGGCTACCCGTACCTTGCAAACCTCACGCAGATTTCCGAGTATCGCGCGCCGTCCGAAGTTATCAGCACAGAAATGACGCGCAAGTGGATGAAGCTGGTTGGCAAAGGAAAAGCCGACAGCAAGGCCAAGATTTTGGAACTTGACGAACGCATGAAGGAATTGAAGGTGCGCGAGTTGTTCCACCGCTCGGCTTGGTATGATGGCGTCTTCGGCCGTGGCCAAATATACATTGATATCAAAGGCCAAGATGATGAAATGGGCCGGCAAAAACCTTTGTTGATTGACGACAAGGGCGGAATTGCAAAGGGCAGCTTGAACAACTTGCAGTGCATCGAACCGTATTGGACAACGCCCGCGAGCTATAACGCTTCGTACCCGGAGCGCAAAGACTTCTACGTACCGCAGTCGTGGTACGTGATGGGCCGCAAAACCCACACCACGCGGCTGTTGATGTTCCTATCCCGCGAAGTGCCGGACATTCTCAAGCCGGCCTACAACTTCGGCGGCATGTCCATGTCGCAGTTGATGGAACCCTACATCAACATGTGGTTGCGCACGCGCAAGAGCGTCAATGATCTAATCAATATTTTCTCAATCGTCAGCCTTGCCACCGACATGAACGCCACGCTTGCGGGCGGCGACGGCGCCGACGTGATACGGCGCATGCAGCTATTCCAGCAAGCGCGCAGCAACGGCGGTGTGCTGTTGACGAACAAAAACACCGAAGAATTGAGCATGCAAAATGTTCCCTTGGGAACATTGGACAAGCTACAGGCACAGGCTCAAGAGCACATGGCCGCACCGTGTCACATCCCGCTTATCAAGCTGTTTGGCGTGGTGCCCACGGGCTTGAACGCGACGGGCGAAGGTGAAATACAGGTATGGTATGACTTCGTGCGCGCGTGCCAAGAAAACTTGTTTGGCCCGCAGTTGGACATTTTGTTGAAGGTCATCATGCTTGATTTGTGGGGCACGATTGACGACAACATCACCTATGAATGGGTACCGCTTGACGAACCCACGGCGAAGGAAAAAGCCGAGGAACGCAAGAGCGACGCGGACCGCGACGGGGTTTACATTGACAAGGGCGTGTTGGACCCCAACGAAGTGCGGGGCAAATTGCAGACGGACCCGAACAGCGGCTATGACAACCTTGTGGGCGATGCTCCCGAACCGCCCCCGCTTGAGGAACCATCGGTGGACCCGACAGCGGAAGCGAGCATGGAGCATGAAGCCGGCGAAGGTGACAAGCAACGCGAGCATGAAAAAGAGTTGGCCACAATCAAGGCGAAGGCCGCAGCTTGACGCTGCGGTCAACTCCGTGGCAGGATGCGTGAGCGTTAAACCCATAAAGGCAAGGTGACATGGCGAAGACAAAGGAAAGTGCGCGGCAGCTTACGGACGCTGCGGCAGCAACAATAGCGGCCCCCAAGGTTGATGAATTGACCAAGGCGGACCCGTTCAAACGGCCCAAGGGCACCAAGCCCGATGGCTTCACGGGTGATAAACCGGGATTCTTCCGGGGCGCCCGCGTCCGTCGATAACACCACATCGGAGCAAAACACCACATGGCGAGCAAGGCAAAGAAGACTCTTGAAGATTTCCGAAAGGCCCATGATAAAAACTTCATCATTCCCGCAAAACTCAAGGCCGCGATAGCGAAGCTTGGGAAAGACGGTTGGGAATATGAGGCCGCTTTTATTCAGGGCATTCCTGTGTCCACCACGGATTGTTCCCGGTTTCGGGAGAAGTTTGAAAAATTCGTGGTGGTGGTAGACGGTGGCCGCAAGAAAATTTGGTGCGGCTCCGAAGCGTTGGCAACCCGTATGCGAGAAATGGTGTAACCCATGGCCATCAAAACCTTTGACGATTTCCTAGCAGCACATCATCCGTTGGCGCAGTCGTCAAAGGTCCATGAGGTACACGCCAACCCGGCGCCGCGCGGCACTAAGCGGTTTCTATTCACGTCGGCGCAGAATGGCACGCCCGTGCGGCCGTTGGTGTGGCAAGCCATCTTGCGCGCGAAAGAGTATTGGGACGCGCATCTGTCTGTCATCCAACTGCGCTACAAAAACCCAACGTCCATGTGGTCCCGCTCGCAGGAAGACAAGGAAACTTGGGACGCGGCCACGAAGCCGTATTGGCTTAATCAGCGCATGGACGTGAACCGCAACCTTGTGTGCGTCGGCGGAATCAAGATTGTGCCCACGGCTACCAAGCCATTGTCGGGCTTTGAAGCCTTCACGGGCGGCGAATCCACCATAGTGGGCCACACCCGCTATCAGTTCAAAACGGTACCTGTGCCCGGCAGCGCCATGGCCAAAATCATGACCACCACGGGCGCTTGCACGGAACCGAACTACACCAACTCACGCGCGGGCGCGGGCGGCGAATTCCACCATTGCTTCGGCGCTGTGTTGGTAGAGTTGGACAAGCACGGCAAGTTCTACTTGCGGCATTTGAATTTCACCGGGGACGGAATCGCCTATGATGCCTCGGGCGTCATGATTACCCCGGAAGGCGTGGAGCCATTCAAGGGCGCCGCTGCCCTCGCATTGGGTGATACCCACGTGCGCTTCCGCGACAAGGGCGTGGAGCGTGGCACATTCGGCAAGGGGGGCTTGGTAGAAACCTTGCAGCCCGAGGCCATCTATTGGCATGACGTGTGCGACGGCTACGGGGCCAACCCGCATCATGATGGCAACCCGTTCAACGAACAAGCGAAGGCCCTAAGCGGCTTTGACGATGTGGAAGGGGAAGTGCGCGAGGCCGTCAACTACGTGGCCCAAAACACGCCAGCCTATGCCACGTCATACATTGTGCCGGACAACCACGGCGACTTTTTGCGCCGTTGGATTCTCAAGAAGGATTGGCGCAAAGAAGTGATGCCGATTGCTCGCGCGTTCTACCTCAAGACGGCGTTGGCCATGCACGAATCCACCAAGATGGGCGCCGGGGGAACTGAGACAGTCAGCCCGTGGGCCTATTGGGTGGAACACTTCATGGATGCCGTTTGGGACCGCACGCGCGTGCGCGTCAAGTGCCTATCCGGCAAAGGCGGCGAAGGCTCCGAGGTTCACGGCATCCAAATGGATATGCACGGTCATGCCGGCCCGAACGGGGCGCGCGGCTCCATTCAGAATTTGAAACGCATTGGCCGCAAGTCGGTCATAGGCCACAGCCACAGCCCCGGTGTGGATGAAGGCTGCATGCAGACGGGTACGTCAAGTTTGCTGCACCTTGAATACAACGGCGCCGGCCCGTCTTCGTGGCTGCACGCGCATGCCGTCGTCTACCCGAACGGCAAGCGTCAATTGGTCATCATCATTGACGGAAAATATAAGCTTTAAACCACCACCGACGATAGGAGCAAAATCAGTGACGACAGACAAACCGTATTATTTGGCGGGGCCTATGAGTGGCTACCCCCAATTCAATTTCCCGCTGTTCTACAGCGCCACGGCGGCATTGCGCGCGGCCGGCTACAACATCATTTCCCCGGCCGAACTTGACGCGCAGCACGGCGTTGACAAAGAAGCGTTGGCCAGCACAGACGGCGACGCGGCCAAGCTGTCGCAGACTTGGGGCGACTTGCTCGCACGCGATGTGAAGATAGTTGCCGACACCGCGCAGGGCATCATATTTTTGCCCAATTGGTCGAAGTCGCGCGGCGCAAAACTCGAAGCCTTCACGGCTTTACTGTGTGGGCACAAGTTCGGCATGTACTGCGAAGGCTCCAACCCGCTTGTAGCGTGGGTCAAGTCGGAAGCGGTGTTGGCTGGCATCCACGGGAGCATGCAAGTATGAGCACCGAGACAAAACCATCCAACCCGAAAGACGCCATTGGCAGCAAAAAGTTAATGGTGCATTTGGTGCCGTCAACGGCCATTGCATATATGGCACTGGCCTTCACCGAGGGTGCCGTAAAATACGGCAAGTACAATTGGCGTGTGGCCGGTGTGCGATTCTCAATCTATCTTGATGCGATGTACCGGCACATCATGAAATTGCAGAATGGCGAAAACAAAGACGCAGTGACAGGCGTCCCGCACCTTGCTAGCATCATGGCTTGCGCGGCCATCATCACGGACGCGTTCCACTACAACAAATTGACCGATGACCGGCCCTATGTCGGGGAAGATGAAGCGGGCAACGCTGCCGGTTTCGCTCAATTGTTGGACGTTGAAATGGCGAACATTTCGGCAAAGGTCAAAGAAGTCTTCAAGGATTTCAGCCCGGAGCAGTTCACGATAGGATGGCAGGATCATGCAAACGACACGCAAGCCCCGGCGCCGGTTCCAACCAAAAAAGGAAACCGTAACCCTAAAGGCAATTCACGCAAACCGAGGCGTTGAAGCTTGGTACCGTGACCAATTGCAAGACTTGGTGAAGCGTTGCGCCGCTTCGATGTTGACCCACATTCGGGCGACACTCGAAGCGGCGCCCCCGGTCACAGGGCTTGGCATCGCCCATGACGGCAAATCGGCATCTGTGGCAGTCAAGAAGACATTGACGAAGTGGTCACGCAAGTGGCAAGCCAACTTCAACGATTTGTCCACGGATTTGTCGCGCAAGTTCGCAGAAAAGAATTTCAAGGTTACCCAATCGCAGTTCATGGGTGCGTTGAATGAAGCGGGCTTTTCCGTCGCGTTCAAGCCCACCCCCGCGAGCCTTGAAGCCTACCATGCGGTCATCGGTGAGAATGTCAATCTTATCCGCAACCTCGGGCGCGAAACCCTTGACGACATACAAGGCGCCGTGTGGGAATCGGTCCGCCAAGGCCACGACATGGGCACGCTGTCCAAGGAACTGCACGAAAAATACGGCATGAATTACCGACGTGCGGCGCTTGTCGCCCGCGACCAAAACAACAAAGCCAAGGCTGTCATTGAAGCGGTGCGCCGCAAAGAATTGGGAATCAAAGAAGCCATATGGATGCACTCGGGCGGTGGCGTCACCCCGCGCCCCTCGCACGTGAAGGCCGGCAAAGACAAGACGCGCTTTGATATCTCGAAGGGTTGGTATGACCCCGATATCAAAAAGTGGATTTGGCCGGGCACGGAAATAAATTGCCGGTGCGTGTCGAAGGCGGTAATTCCCGGCTTGGATGACAGCTTTTACTAGGTAGCGTTCCCGAGGGAACATTGCGCCGGCTGGCGTCGGGCGGTATCCTGTGGGCATGCCACTTGCCACCGGAAAATCCAAGGCCGCTATTTCGGCCAACATTCACACGGAAATTGCTGCGGGGAAACCCAAAAAGCAAGCGGTGGCGATTGCCTTGCATGAGGCAGACGACATAGATTTGGAAGACGATTGCGCCTTGGATTCGGCGCCAGCGTTCGCGTTTGACCGCAGCATGCGCACCATAGATGCGGACGGCCACATGCACGTAGAGACTTGCAATATAAGCAAGGCCAACGTGTGCCCGTATTATGGCCGGGAAATTCCGAACGGTGCCGAATTGGGCTTGGACTCCGGCAAAATTTATTACCTGTATCGCGACGCGGCCGAACTGCAAGCCGCTGCCGCGAGCTATGAAAACAAGCCTTTGATGATGCAGCACATAGCTGTTTCTGCCGAGGCCCCGCAAAAATTCTTGGTTGTTGGAACCGTCAGCAACGTCCGCTTTGAATACCCCTACCTCAAGGCATCCTTGGCGGTGTGGGACCAAAAGGCAATCGACGCTATTGCAAATGGCGAACAAGAGCAGTTATCATGCGGCTACCGTTATGTTGCGGACATGTCGCCGGGGACAACTCCCGATGGCGAAAAGTATGACGGGGTGATGCGGGGGCTTAAGTGCAACCACGTGGCCCTAGTCGAAGTTGGACGCGCAGGCCCGGACGTATTAGTATCGGACGAACTACCACAGGATTTCACGCACATGAAAATTTCCGCACTTGTCAAAGCCCTTGGCCCGGTACTCGCCACCGATGCGAAGCCGGCCGATGTGTCCGCCCTGATTTCAACCGTTATCGCGCAGGACAAGAAAGCGAAAGATGACGCGGTGGAAACCACGGGTGGCGTGAAGCTGGAAAAGGGCGACAAGCCCGAGGGCAAAGACGCTGCGGTGTCTGTCAGCCCCACGGACCCGGAAGGCACGAATGACGAAGACCCGGACGCGGAAGTGGACGCGGATGACGAATTTCCCGAGAAGCCCGAGGGTGGCGCGGAAAAGCCGGATGGCAAGCCGTCCGCCAAAGACAAGAAGGGCAAGGATAAGGCCATGGACAAGAAGGCAATGGACGCGGCCATCGCGGCAGGCGTAAATGCCGGCCTCGCAGCGGACCGCGCGTTGCAGACTGCGCGCCGTGAAGTCGAAGCCATCGTGGGCGTTACCGCCTTCGACAGTGCCGGCGCAACTTACGGTGCCGCACTCAAGAAATTGGGCATTGCCACCGATGGCGTGCCATCCGAGGCTTTCGGCGCCATGCTGCGCGTTGCCCTGAATGCCGGCAAGCAAGCGGCCCCGGCCCTCGCAACTGACTCGGCGGGAGCCAAGTCACTGCGCGAAGCTTTCCCGAACTACAACCGTCTTTCTCGCTAAGGAATCGCCAACATGGGTTTTCAAACCGTCGTCAATGCACAACCCGCCCCGGCCGTCGCGGGCGATTTTGCCTCACAGAATCCCCGGCACAACACGCTTGCCGCTGCCGGCCAATTGGTTGCGCCTGCGGGCGGGCTGATTGTCGGCAATTTCTTTTTCATCAATCCGGCCACCGGCCTGTGCTCGCAGTCCTACGGGAACGGGTACACACAGATTGCATTCCTCGCGCGCAACTCGCAGGGCCTCATTACCCACTTTCTCGAAGATTCGAGCATGCGGGTTCCGCAGGGCTTCATGGTTGTGGGCTTCGACGGCGGCGACTTCTACGCCAAGTTTGATTCCGGCATCGCGGCCGGCGCCACCGTCTATGCAGACGAAGTGACCGGCGCCCCGTCGAATATCGCCACCAACTCGGTGACGGGTTCGGTTGGTTTCGCGGGCACCGCGAGTTTTGCCACCGACGTTATGACCGTGGTCACGCAGACTGCGAACAGCTTGATTGAAGTTGGTGACGTGGTTACCTCGGCGGGCGTCACGGCCGGCACCACGGTTACCGCGCTGTTGTCAGGCACTCCCGGCGCAGTCGGCAGCACCTACAGCTTGAGCACCACCCCCGGCACCATCGCCACGCAGGCAGCCACCACGGCTTCCAACGTGCTGAATGTGACGGCGGTTGCCTCGGGCGGGCTGTCGGTTGGTGACACCATTTCGGGCACCAACGTGACCGCAGGCACCACGATTGCCAGCATCCTGACGGGTGCCGGTGGTGTGGGAACCTACTTGCTGAATATTCCGGGTGGCGTGCCTTTCCACACCGCTTCGGAAACCATCACGGGACCGGCGAACGTGGCAACGGGCTTCACGGCTACCAGCACGGCGGCAGTCGGTGAATTGGCTGTCATCTACGCGGCTGCTTAAGGGTCAACAACACAGGTTTATTTACAGGAATCGCACAAATGAAAATCGCACTTGACCAAGCCGCTTTCGATATGCTCGCGCGAGATTACGGCATCCATTTCATGTCCAAGCCCGGCGAAAAGCCGTTGCTGTTGCAGGCCATGGACCGTGAATTGGCGTGGGATGCACAACCGCAGTTGGTGACTTCCGCCAACTCGGGCATTCTGTCGCTGTTCACCACGTATGTGGACCCGCGCATCATCGAAATTATGATTCAGCCCACGAAGGCCGCGCAGCTTTACGGCGAACGGAAGATGGGCGATTGGACCGAAGACACCGCAGCTTTCCCGGTGGCGGAACGCACGGGCGTTACCACGTCCTACGGCGACTATGCCGAGGGTGGCGTGTCGGGCGCAAACGTGAACTGGCCGCAGCGTCAGTCCTACCACTACCAGATTTTCACCCGTTGGGGCGAGCGCGAATTGGAGCGCAACGCCAAGGCGAAGATTGATTGGGCGAACCAACAGAATGAAGCGTCCGTGCTTGCCCTGCGCAAGTTCCAAAACGCGTCCTACCTGTTCGGCATCGCCGGCTTGCAGAACTACGGCGGCATCAATGACCCGTCGCTGCCGGCCCCCATCACCGTGACGGGTTCGTGGTACACGGAAACCCCGGACGTGATTTACGCGGATATCGTCCGCTTGGTGCAGCTTGCTGTCTCGCAGGGCAATGGCCTGATTGACGCGGAACAGTCTTTCACCATGGGAATCAGCCCGGACAACGTGGTCAATTTCAACAAGACGAACCAGTACAACGTCAACGTTTTCGACCAAATCAAGAAGAACTTTCCCAACATCAAGATTGTGACGGTTCCCGAGTTTTCCACGGCGGGCGCGGGCGGCACCGAGTTGGTGCAGTTGATCGCGGACAGCGTGGAAGGTCAGAAGACCGTTGACAGCGCGTTCACCGAGAAGATGCGCGCGCACGCGATGATTACCCTTGATTCGTCTTGGCGGCAGAAAAAGAGCCAAGGCACTTGGGGCACGATTTTCTACGCCCCCATCTTCGTGGCGTCGATTATCAGCTAAACCAAACGGGGGCGCATGCCGGCCCCCTCGCTTTGGAGTTGATTATGCAAAGCCCTCTCATGTGCGGACCATATGAGGGGGCTTTTGCTATGCCGAACCCTCAATACCAGCTTTCCAACCCGCCCTATCCCACCGCGTCGTTTCGTGCGGCGCCCGGTGGCGTCATACAAGGGCGCTTCGGGTGGGGCAGCACTGACACCGGCTTGGCCACGAATCAGCCGGCAGCGGGCGCCGCGCTCGGTGTGGTGGTGCCTTACATCGGGTGGCGGGCGACATGGGGCAAGGTGTTCTTTGACCCCTCGGTGTGCGCGGTGCGCATCCGCGAGGGCTTGCCGGTGACCCTCGGGTACCGTGGCCCGTATTGGGTCCGCTTCCCGTGGGGAGCGAACGGCGGGCAGCCGGTGTATGCGGACAACGTTGCGGGATTCGCAATTTCCGGTAATACTGGCGGGGCGATAACTCTAACCCCATGGACCGTGGCCACAAACTGCGATCCGGGCGGGTTGGCAATCATCAATACTTCATCCAAATTCGGAGCATAGAAAATGGCAAATTTAATCACGGTGGGCTGCAAGCTACCGCAAGGCGTCATCATGGAAGTGGGCTACAAAGTCACTCCCGGTGGCGTGGTCAAGGGGCCGAACTACAAGCGCGTTGTGCTTGCCGGCGCCAATCAGCATTCAATCATCACGGGCGCCCTGCGCACTCCGTCGCCGCGCGACTTGCGCCCCGGCATCACGGAAAACGTTGATGAAGCGGTGTTTGACGAATGGGCCAAAAAGGGTGGCGTCAACTTGGTCAAAAACATGTTGGTGTACAAGGCGCCGAACCGCTCGGACGCGGAAGCCATCGCGAAGGAAATCACCCCCGAGAAAACCGGCATGGAAGCGGTGGACCCGACGAAGCACCCCGGTATCACCAAGCTGAAAGAAGACGACGACACGAAGGCAGCGTAATTTATGGCCGTGGTTCCGTGTACATCTACCCCGATTGTTCTAGGCATTGTCACCTTTGACCCTGCCGCATTCGTGGTGCTGTACCCGGAATTCACGGGGCTGACCAATGGGCAAATGAACCAAGCCTTTGCCCTCGCGCAAGTCGTCTTGAACAACACGTGTTGCTCGCGCGTGCGCGACGCCAACACCCGCGACACGCTGTTGCAAATGCTCACGGCGCATATTTGCTTTTTGCTCTATGGCACCAATGACGGCGCCGGCAACGTGACCCCGGCGCCCGGCATCATCGGCCACATTGACACGGCCACGGAAGGCAGCGTGAGCGTGGGGGCCAGCTTCGGCGGCGACGGTGGCCCGACGCAGGATTGGTACACATCAAGCAAATACGGCGCCATGTATTGGGTGATGACTTCCCAATATCGGACCGCGCTCTACCTGCCCGCTGCCGGCAGCTACCCGCCCAACTTTCCGTCAGGCTACCCCGGCTTGCCGTTTGGTGGCGGATGTGGCTGCTAAATTCAAAGTGACGGGCGGCAAAAAAGCCGAAGCCATCATCAAGTCGATTGGCAAGAAGTTGGGGCAGCAACACGTCCGCGTGGGGTTTCTCGAATCGGCCAAGTATCCGGCCTTCCGCACGCAGGGCACGGGGGCACAGCGCAAGACGCGGCCGGTAAAAGTGCTGCCCGTCGCACAGGTTGCTTTCTGGCAAGAGTTTGGGACCATGCGCAACGGGCGTCAGTTCGTGCCACCCCGGCCATTCTTTCGCAACATGATTGCCAAGAAATCGCCGCGATGGGGCGTAGCTGT